TCAATCTAATAATGATGGAGATCTAAAAGAGAAGCGTAAAATATCTTCTCCAAATGGTGATGAGGATCTTACACAGATTAAATGGGTTTCAAACAGCACATTTATGTTTGTAGGTGTCAACCAGACAACTGATAACATGATATACGGCACATTCTCATATGATGGGTCAAATATCAATGTTGACTTCGTAAAACAAGTCCCTGCTCTTGGTGGTTATGCAAGAAACCCAAGATTTACTATTGACGAGTATAATGACGTATTTTTCTTATATGATGTCTTTAATAATGCAAATGGTAAATTTGAAAGAATTCAACTTGGTAAAATTCCTCTTGGAGATACAAATGCAACTTATACGACTCCTCAAGGTGCTACATTACCAAAACCTTGGTTATTCCGTAAATCATTAACTCCTCAAGGAAATTACGTCTCTATTAAGAATACTGGTCTACATATCGATGTATTTGGAGATGTTGTCATAACTGCTGCTATAGATTATGACGAAGACAGAAAAACTAATATTGTATCTTCACTTAAGTATGATGGCACAATAAAAGCAGAATCATTAATAGAAACAACTGATTCTGTTGGACAAGTTGGTAAGACATCTACAGTTGATAATTCTGGTGATATTATCACTATTGCTGAAAGATTGATTCCTAATCAACTTGCAGTCTATAGATTCGATGATAGTGCTGATTTAGACTATGATACAACTAAACAGACTATATCTACTCTTACAATTCAAACACCTGCCGATGCTGAGGTAGATACATCATATTATAAGTATGGCACTGGATCACTCAAATTCCAAGCAGCAAACCGTGCTACTGCATCTGGTTTAGCATGGGAAGGTCAAGACTGGACTACTGCAGCATGGTTTAGTATGAATACCACTGCATATGCAGCAGGTAATACTCCACACTTCTTTGACACTGTTGAAGTGAATGGCACCTCTGGTGTTTCTGCATACCTTATGGGTATCGCATCCGATCCTAACTTCGGTAAAATTATTCTTGAAGTAAATGGTAGTGTAGTTGCTTCTTCTACAGAGACTACTTACTGGGGCAACTTTGCTGCTGCAGCATGGCATCATATTGCACTTGTTAAAGAAAACACTGGATCAGGTGTATGGGAAATCAATGTTTACTATGATGGCACACTTGCAGTTACATATCAAACTCTAATTGACGTTAATATGGCGTCTGTTGGATTAGGTGGCACTGATCCATCAGTTGCAACTAAGGCATTTATTGGTCATATTGACGATTGGATTATATCTAAACTTGATGAGTTTCAGTCAACCTTTACTCCTCCTACAACCAAATACCCACTATCACATGAAATCAGTGACGTGGTTGCTGTTAAGATTGACAGAGCACATACTTCTGGAAGAGGCACATATACATTAACTACACCTACTAACTATTCTAATCTTACTATCAGTGAGTGGACAACTGGCACATGGTCAGATGCAGGTTTACCTTCTATTGATCAGTGGGATGTCGGAGCAGGTGGTCTACAACTACTTGACTTCTCAGATTCGCCCAGTGTATACACACCAGTACAAACGTACACATGGACAAACAACAGAGAGCAGTTTGCATCTAAGTCTTCTACTATACCTGTTAAGAATGGTCAGAAGATGTTTGTTACTGCAAACGTTGTGCCCAAATTCTATATTAAAGATGCAACTTACAGTAAGATTGATAACATTCTTGAATATACTCTTAACCAAGATGTTAAGTTTACTAAAGGTGCAATCCTTCAGCAATACAATGCTCTTGGTGTAGTCCAAGCATACGGCACGATTGTAGAAACTCCTGTAGGCACTACAACAAATCCTGGTCTAGGTAATAAGTATAAGATTGGTAAGATCTTCGGCACATTCAATACTACTGATCTATTAAGATCTACAGAAGCAACAGATATAAACATAATACCTGAGCAAACATTTATTGGTGTTGAGGCAGAAAATATTTGGGTCACAGGCACTGCATATGCTACTGCTGACAGAGTATACTATGCTAAGAAAATATATGAGGCACAGTCAGGTGGCACATCTGGTGTAACTCCTCCAACACACACCACTGGTGCTGTAAGTGACGGTGCTATTACATGGGTGTTTATTAGAAATGCAGGTGAGTTTAACATTGACATTCAAACTGAGCCATACCCCAAACCTCAATACAGAGGAATGGATATGGATCGTTGGGATCAAGGAGTTAATTTCCCTGTAGGATATCAAGTTTATTGGCAGCGTAACATATATGAAGTAACAGTTGCAGGTACATCAGGCACCATTGCACCAGTACATACAACTGGCACAGCATCTGATGGTGGTGTAACATGGGAATGGAAATCTACAGAGCAACCACTATCTGACTATGCTAGATTCCAACAATACAGTGATGGACAATACTCAGTTAAGATTAGAAAGGTACAACCTGCATCATCTTACATACCTGGCGATGTTATTGCTATTAACTCTGGAAATATAGTTGTTGATGATGATGGCAATGATGCATATAAGATTGTTAAGGTAACTGGATTTGCATCTGTTAAAGAAGTTGAGTTAACTACAACTCTTAAGAAAGATATTAAGAAAGTTAGTGATGCAAGATCAGATCTTGTTTATGCAACATCTGTCACACCTCATAATTATAGAGCTAATGAAATTATATTTACTGAAGGATTTAATACTACAGAATACAATGGGTCATTCTTTATTCGTGAAGTATTTGGTAGTAGAGAATTCGTATTTGGACTAAGAAATACTGCTGCGGGTGATCCTGTATTTAATCAAAACAGTATAAGCAATGTTAATATATTTGCTAAACATCCATCTCTAACATTTATTAGAGAGCATCAATATGTCTTTGATGTTGGTGATGTATCTAACTTCGGTTACTATTTGTCATTTGCACAGGATAACCAGTATAAGTTGGAATACTCTTTCAATAATATTACTAGAGTTGGCACACCAGGTGTCCAAGCAGAAGGTCTAAGACCATATGTTAAATTCTCTGCTATTGGTAATGTAACTAATATTTCTTACTACTTTGATCCATCTAGGATTGGATCACTGTCTCCTGTTGGTGCAAATTCATTTATTGATATCATTAAGACACCTTATGATGGCACATTTACCATATCACAAATTGTCAACAATACTGAATTCAAATTCCCATTACTACTTGAGCCAGAAACCTCATCTGCTGAAGTCCAAGATGACGAAAACGGTAATCCATACTCATTCTATTCAACAACATCTGTAAAAGCAATAGGACCTATCAATACTATTAAACTAGTATCACCAGGTGGATTCTATCAGAAGTTACCTATTATATCTGATATTGCATCATTCAGACAGATTGAGCGTATTACTATAACCTCAGGAGGTACAGAATATCAACCTGGCGTTTACTATAACGTGCCTATCGATGGAGATGGTGAAGGTGGTTTAGCAACTATAACTGTTACTCTTGATGAAGAGATTGGATCAGGCACAATTTCAGATGTATCTGTTGCAGATCCAGGTAAAGGTTATACAACTGCAAGTATTGACGTTGATAGCATCACAGGTATCTTAGGACCTCAACTTGCAGGATCTGGTGCTGCATTAGCAGTTGTAATTCCTGATGAAGGTAGTGGTGCATCTGTATTCCTAACTGGTAGAAATATCGGTAAGATTAAGAGACTTAAAAACAATGAGTTTGGATTTGGATATTCACATGACTACACTCTACGTCCTGAGATTACATTCCCTGTTAACCTACAACTCTTTAATACTTCAATACTAACTGAGATCACCATAACTGATCCAGGTTCTGGTTACACATCTGCTCCTGCAGTTGTAATCGAAGGTGGTGGTGGATCAGGTGCTGAGGCAGAGGCGGTTATTAAAAACAATCGTTTGAATGAGATTCTTATTAAGAATCCAGGTCAAGGATATTCATCTGAGCCAACTGTAACTCTAAAATCAGAATTTAACTATGTTGTTAACTTAGATCTTAACTATCTACAGTTTAACTTCCCACATGGTATTACAACAGGTGCTGCTATTCAGTTGCGTGCTGATAGTATAGGATCTACAACTGGTATACTACCAAAACCAAGTAGTGCAGGTTTGACTCAATTAGTTGATGGTCAGATATACTATGCTATTGCTGATCAGTTAGAATCTGATCAATTACGCTTCGGATTAACGTTACAAGCCGCACAGTCTGGTGACTTTATCACCTTCCTAACACAGGGTGAGGGACGACAAACTCTCTTAACTGAGGTGTTTGGAGGTACTGCTACTGCTGTTGTTGCAACATCTAGATTCTTAGAAGGTGAGAGAATATTCCAAGGTAATAGTCCTGAGCAAGCAAGTGCATTTGGTTTTGTTTCTACTAACACTGGTTGGCAGATAGGTCCTAAGATTCTTAAGGTTGTTGATTACACAGGTAACTTTGTCCAAGGTGAAAAAGTATCAGGTGAGGTTTCTAAAGCATCTGGTATTATCGATAACTTGAGCATTGCTCGTGGTGTATTGAATATTGACTCAATTACACAAACACCTGGTAGATTCATCGATGATGTTGGTAAACCATCTGAGATTGTCCAGAAGATTCAAGATAGTTTCTTCTATCAGTCATTCTCTTATGTTATTACATCTGAGATTCCTATTACAAGATGGAAGAAGCAAGTATTAGACAACAACCATCCTACAGGATTTAAGATGTTTGGTCAGTTATCACTAACTGGTGGTAAGGACGTATCTGGTAGAAAGGTTGGCACAGAATTTATTAAAGAAGTTAATATTAATGAGTATACTAACGTAAACCAGATCACATCATTTGGTGCTGCTGAGCCAGTATATACTGACTACAACAATACAGAGGTATTATTCAGAAGTAGAAGATTAACATCATCTGAGGAAATCTTAACTTCTATCGTTAAGAAGATTGATGATATATCTGATGATTTCGATGGAATATTAAAATCATTCCCAATCACTGTAGAAGGTGAAGGTGTAATTGTTAAAGGTAATCAGTTGATGATTACATTGAATGGTGTTATCCAAGCACCTGGCACATCATATCAAATTGTTGGTAATCAGATTGTATTTGCTGAGCCACCAAAAGCAGCATCACAGGTTAGATATAGAGCTGTTAGATTTACAACTATACCAGTTTACAGAATTACATTAACAAACCCACAGGGTATATTCCCTGAGATGGGTCAGCAAGTTAATGGTGAGTCTTCTGATGCATATGCAACTGTTATTGACTCAGGGACATTCCATATTGATGTTATTAACATTACTGACGGACCTTTCACAGTCAGTGAAATAATTAAGAGGACAACATTATTCAATGCTGTTGTAGCAAGTGTAGATCTTATCAACACTGAAAGTCTCTTTAAATTCCAAGAGACAATTACTAACTTTGACGGCGATATAGCAATCATTGAAGAAACAAACCTTGATTCACAAGGTAATGCAACTGATGAATTACTCTTAAGTAAGACTTCAGGTACTTCAAGATATGAAACTGGTATCTTTGATATTAGATTGAATGAATATATCTACTCAAGTAATTCTAAGATTGTTGCTCAGATTACATTCATTAGTCCATATCTTGATCCTAATACTGGTCAACCTGTTGACACTCTAATCATTAACAGAGGATCTACATTCTTCGGTCTTATCTACGAAAGACTTGTTGCTATCCAGAATCCTAATGTCATACTTGATGATATTTCTCAGTCAAGTATTACACCAGTACAATTGTACGATCCAGATGCTAGAATCAATGAAGATTTCTTAGACTTTGAAGAAGTTAGAAGCACTGAGATTGAATACGATAATCTTTCTAGTGGCACATTTGCTAAAGGTGATGCTCTAAGAAACAAAGCAATATTCTATGCAAACCTTGTAGGTAATGCAGGTAACAGAGCAAATGACGGTGCTAGAAGTATTGGTAGAAATAGACAAGAAATTATTGACAGAGCAGAGCGTTGGGTTGCAGTAGAGCATCCTGATTTCTATTATCCTGGCGATGTGCAGACTAACACAACATCAAGATTTAGAGATGGATATCGTATGATTCTTAAGAATATTGATGCAATATCTTTAAGAGCATATGATCTACAAAAAACAGCTTTTACTGGCACTTCTGCAGGAGACAAGCAAGGTTACCTAGATGATGTTAGACTATGGATAGAATCTCTTGCATTAGACATTCACTCAGGTGGTAACCAATACTCCTTGAAGTGGATTAATGAATACTTCTCAGATACAACTACACTTAACTATAGTAGAGCAAGTGCTGAGTTATTATTCATTGTAGAGAAAGCAAAAGACTTATGTCTTGCTGCTATTACAAACCAGTTAACTGGTGTATTCAGTGCAACCAATTCAACCGACGAAGCAACTTATTATGCAGACCTCTCAATCACAGCAGACCCATCACCAGGATCTCCGTATGCGACTCCAGGCAGCAATACAGATAACGCTACTACTGATAATTGCAGCGACGTGCAGTCTGCAATTACTACTATCTGGACATGGCAAAACGAAGCAATAGCTGCAGGTAATCTAAATGATATTCCTACTGAAGTTGAGCCTACAACTTCTATAGGTCAAGAAAAATGTCGTCGTGACTTAGGATTATTCATAGATGCTATTGCTGATGATTTAAGCTCAGGTGGTGAGTTTAATTCTCAAAACTTTGCAGAGCAATATTTTGATACTACTGGTAACTTTATTCTTAACGGATTCTATGGTGAAGTTGCTGAATCACAGACTGCAATATTGAAAGCAAGAGACACAATGTTTTATGCTATCAACAACTTGCTCTATGTAAAAGATATTGGTAACGAAGGATATAACTTAAACGATCCTATAACTTACGGTGGATCTGCTCCTGCACATACTTATGATCCTAATTACTCATCTGGTAATGCTCAGAGTTTAAGTAACTGTGCTGATATTCAACAGAATATTACATTCTTAACTGACATTGTTATTCACTCTGTTACTGCAGAAAATACACATAACCTTACAGGCACAACTTCATATACATCTGAGGGCACAGGAGGTCCTAAGATTACTGGTGTATTTGCTGATCCAGTGCCTCAAGGTAGTCTCAATATTGATGGTGCAAACCTTCTTCTTAATAACAAAGAATTTATTGCTGCAGAAGCACTTCACATTTATAAGACCGCTAATCCAGGATTTACTCCTCACCAAACTGATGCTGATTGCACAGACGATATCAAAGATGTAATTGAAGCGATTGCTTATGATATTAAGTATGGTGGAAACAGTAGAGTATATGATGCTGCAACTTATGCTATTGCTTATGATGACTCTCCTACAACTGCATCACAAGTTAATGGAATATACGCTGAGGCACAGACTATTGCAGGTAGTGTCATACAAAACGGCACAGATACATTTACAGTTGCTAACGTAAACAACGCCACTAGGACATTTGATGTGACAGTCCCAACTGTCACACTGAATGCAGGTGACTCATTAACTTATGTTGGTAACGGTAAGATGGTTGTGGCACCACCACAATTTACACCAACTGGTGCAACATATAATCCTGTAACTGGTGACTTAGTATTAACTATTGGATCTCATAGTATTACTGCAGGTAGATTTGTTTCTATCGCTGCTAATAGTTTGACATTTAATTGCACAATGGATGGTGGATCTTCTAACAAGACATATCCTAGAGCAGGAAAAGATCCATATTATAACAAACCTCTAGAAGTTAAATCTGTTGTTGCAAACACATCTATTACAGTTAACGTTGGTGCATCTCCTGAGATAACATTTACTCCTACTGCTATCACATACAGTCCATCTAGCGGTGTGATGGTAATGACTATTGGTGAGCACAAATTAGAGACAGGCACTGCTATAAAAATTGCACAAGAATCATTAGTCTTTAGATGCTCTCAAGATAACTATCTAACTGATCATGCTTATCCAAGGACAACTGACCCATACTATGATACTGCAATAACAATTACAGATACAACATCTACTACTATTACTGTAAACGTAGGTGTTGCAACTGCACAAGGTCAGTATGAGCACGTCTTCCAAAGTGCAGCATTTGGTGCTGTTATCACAGGTGGTAACTATACACATACATTTGTAAGTGCTACAAGTAACGCAGTAACATTAGATAACACTGCAGATATTGCTAACGCAGTTTATGACGTTAGCACAGGCACACTTTCTGTCACTCTTGCAGAAAGTTATACTCCAACATTAAGTAACGGAAACACAGTAAGACTTCATTACTTACACTTTGTATCTAAGACATTTGGTGATTACTTCTATCCTAGATTTGCTGCCACAGGAATACATGGTAAGAGACAGTGGTTTGACACAGATCTAACACCTGTTAATTCAGATACTAATGGTTGTGCAACTGTTGTATCTGCATTTAATACACTTATGAGTGTATACACAACCGCGTATACCAACAACAATATGGCACACGCCACAAGGACTGCTCCTACTGAAAGGACAATCACTGATGGTGGTTATAGTGCAGGTGAAACTCTTCGTGTTACAAAATATGCATTTAAAGATCCATCAAGAGGTTTATTCTTACCTGGCGAAAACCTTAAAGGTGTTACAACTAACGCATCTGCTCCTATTAAAGGATCTAACAATGGTCTTAAGTGGATCTATGGTGGTAACGCTACTGGCACATTCAGTATTGGAGAATATGTAACTAACTCTACTCTAGTTAATTCTAATTGCACCATAGATGATATTACAATATTATCAGCTCTTTCTAATAACACAAAATCAGTTAGAATTCCTAACACTGGACAGATTGTCCAGACAGAAAGAAATGACTTTAAGTTTGGCACAGGTGACTTTACCATCGAGATGAGACTTCGTGCTGACGCAATATCAGGTAATCAAATTATCTTTGATATGAGACGTCCACAAACAACCTCAACAGGTCTAAGTCTAGTATTGAATGGAAGTGGTCAACTTATCCTCGCTAATGGTAGCAGCACTCTTATTACATCTTCAAATACTCTTATTGCACTTAGATGGCATCATATTGCTGTTGTTAGAAAGTCTGCTGTAACTTCAATCTATATTGATGGTGTGCAGCAAACAACTTACAGCGATACAAACACATACGAGTTTGCAAGATTTGCTCTTGGTAAAGATGTTTCTAACGGTCAACAGTTTATAGGTAACCTTGATAATCTTATCGTTAAGAAAGGTGTTGGTGATTATGAAGGTGCTACAATTACTCCTTCTTCAGATCCTGACTTTACTAATAGTAATATTGTCCTTGGTATTAATGGAGAAGCACCATTTGTAGTTTCTACAACTGAGGTATATGCTACACTTACTGGTTTAACCAATTCATCATCTACACTTAAATCTATTGATTATCTCAATAAGCGTATTACTATTGAGGAGGTAGATCTTGGTAGAGAAATTTATAGAGACGCTGCAGATATAATTGATATTAACCGTGATTGGCTTGCTGAGGAAGCAGTTGGAATCATGCAGGCATTCTTCCCTGACTTTACAATACCTGGCGATACTTACGGTGCAGGTGGCACAATGAGTGGCACAAATGTTTGTATTAGAGATACTAGAGATTATATCTTACCTGCTATTGTAAAAGATCTAAGAGAAGGTGGTAACTATAACGTTATCGTTACTGCTCGTTTCTACCGCACAAGAGGTGGTGAAATTGAGTATATTGGTCAAGAGTTACTACAAACTCTATACGCATGGCGTGAAGTTGTAAAACTTTGTAAGTATGTAATTAATACATCTGATACTACCCTCACTGGCACATACACAACTAAACTTCGTGTCCCACATGCACTTACTGGCACAACTCAAGTAGAATCTCAGTTAGATGTATTGGGTGATTATATTGCTGACGTCCTTGCTCCTACTGGACATAGATTTAGAGATGCAGGTGCACTAATCTGGAAGAATAGAGACTACATTGCAGAAGAGGCAGTTGGTTATATTAACGCACTTTATACTAAAACTATTAATAGTGTCCCTGTCCAATTCTTAACTATTCCAAACAATACTAAGTGTCTAAGAGATCTTAAAGATCATGTATTACCTGCTGTGATTGGTGACATCATTATGGGTGGTAATGCTGAAACACAGAAGGTTATTGATAGTTATTTGAATAGTGATAATGAGATTCTTTACATTACTGATGAATTGAATCCAATGATTGATGCGATTCACTATACAGAGATGCTCGCAAAGAAAGCAATTAATAATTTACTCATGTCACCAGGCGAAACTTCTGCTGCTCTTGGTGTTAGTGCAACTTATCAAGATGAATATTACTCACCACAATATACTTCAAGATTAGCATTTAGAGATGAGACAATTACTTACGATCCTAAACAGTTTGATCAAACAAGGACTGGATCTAATAAATTCCTTGATGCTGCAGATTTAATTGATGACAATGCAAGAATAATTGCTAAGGAAGCAGTTTCTACAATGAATGACCTTTCTAAGTATGGATCATTTATTGTGCCAACTGGCAACCCTGTAGATTGTGAAGATGATGTTGTTGATATCTTGGCAGGTGTTGCTCATGATTTACGTCATGGTGGTAACTCTGAAACCTATAGAATTGGTAAACTTTATGTAAGATCTGACGGTGGTATTAAACACATCGAAGGTGAAACAGAAGCATCTAAAGCTGTATTTAAGATTGCTAGAGACATGGCAATCCTAACAATTAGAAATGGATTTGGTCGTGATAGTTTACCTGGTCATAACGATGTAACTTTCCAACTTTCAAGTTATGAGCGTAATGGTGCATCTAACAATAGAATATATGCTGCTCGTGCTATTGAAAGAAACATTAGATTTATTGCAGAAGAGGCAGTCCGTCGTGGATTAGATCAGTATCCTTCATTGAGTATCAATGGTGGATCTAGTGCATTGTGGACAAAAGAATTTACTCCTACAGATGTAAATTATAATTCTACAAATGGTAAGATGGTCGTTACCATTGGTAAGCATGATATCCAAAGAGGTGACACAGTTAGAGTTACTCCTCTAGGTATTACATTACGTTGCTCACAAGATAACTATGCAACAGATCATCCATATCCAAGGACAACTGATCCTGTATATGAAAAGAATATTCTTGTAGAAGATATATCACAAACAACCATTACTATAAACGTTGGAGCATCACCACAAGGTCAGCAGTATACTCACCAATTCCAGAGTGCACTTGCAGGATCTATTAAGTGGGGTGATGATTTTGGTGGACAAAAACTAACACCTACAAACATCACTTACAACTCTGCAACTGGTGACATGGTGATGACAATTCCTAACCATGTATTTAATATTGGTAATCGTTTAATGATTGCTCCTAACTCATTAACATTTACATGTAGTCAGGATAACAATGCATCTAATCATTCATATCCTAGGACAACTGATCCTTACTATAATAAGACAGTTGCTGTAACTGCTGTGGGCACAGGCACCGCTAACATTACTGGTGCAACTTATAATCCTAATACTGGTGTATTGAATATCACATCTGCAGGTCATGGTCTTGTAACTGGAAACAGAATCAAACTTGCTACTAACGGCATCACATTTGACCAAGCATCTATCCCAAGTGGCAGTGACCCTGCAGCTAACAAATGGTTAATTGTTACTAAGATTGATGATGACACAATCAGTGTTAACGTTTATCCTTCTACAAATACAAACACACATACCTTCAGCTCTGCATCAGCTGGTGCACTTATTAAGCAGTCTGGCACTGTAACAGTTAACGTTGGTGCATCACCTGCAGGTCAGCAATATACTCATGCATTTGTAAGTGCTGATCACGAAAGTATCGTTGCTGCAGGATCTATCGATTGTGTCCATGACGTTGCTGATGTGCTTGCGTGGCATACATTCAACCTAGAATATGGTGGTGACAACATGGTTGCACTTGGTGCAGGATACTATGTTGAGAATGGAGTTATCCAACATATCGCAGGTGTTGTAAATGAAGTAACTTGGATTACAAATACTGCTAGAGATATTGCCAAGCAAATATACCAAGGCACTACACCTTCCAGACATGCAACAAACGGTGCTGAGTTTGTCCCAATTACTGACATTGAAGATAAGTGGGTAACTGGATCAGGAAATATGAGTGCTGTAAGTGACTCTGATGTAGATACAGAAGTTAATAGACTTATTAGTATAGTTACTGATACTATCAATGATCCTACAGGATCTGATACAACAACATATCCTAATGGTCTATCTGGATCATTTACCCCAACACTACCAAACATCTGGCCAACAAAATATAGTGGAGATGTCCCACTTAGAGATGTATCTGTCACATTTGACAATCAAGCAACACAGTGGAATCAAACCTGTCCTACTCAAGCTGCTGCAATCAATACTTTGATGGCAATTCTTGAAGGTGGTATTGACGCTGCTGTAGCAGGAAATGGTCTTACTTACTATGGCACAACTGTCACAGAGACTGCTCCTACATCACCTACATCTAATCTCTATAATGCAGGTAAGTGTTATGATGTCAAACTAGAGATTGAGAAGAAGTATAAGGTCATGTATGAGACCTTATCAGGTGGATCAACAAGTAATAAGATGGCAGCGAAGATGATTCTCTTCAACAAACCTGCTATTAAGAAGAGAGCATATGATCAAACTGTTGCATTCTATCCTAGTTACGCAGGTGATGCAGACTTTGCAGATCAAATAATTCATGCTGTAATTTATGACCTTGTTACAGGTGGTAATGCTGAGGCATTTGATTCTATTAGTAACTGGTTTGATGGTGATGGAAATATGATTGTCTACACAGGAATTGTTAGGACACATCTAATCTATCATATGACTCGTGTTAGAGAATATTGTAAGTCAATCATATATGCTCCTGACGGTGCAGGTTGGATTCCTTACGTCGCAGATCCTGGACTTTACATTCCTGCTCTTAGAACAGAATGGAATCAGGAAGCAACAGAATTCAATATGGATTCTAGTATTAACGTATTTGAATTTGCACTTGAGCAATCTAAATTCTCTACTGAGGCGAAGACTACATGGATTGCTAATACTGACGTCCACAACAGACACGTTGTATACAACGAAGGATTTGACTGGAATACCGATCCTGCTCTTGTATCTCTTACTCCCACAGTTCGTGCAGGGTATGATAGAGCAGAGTTTAGAGTCAGAATTTACCGTGCTAACTTCTTCAGACGTGGTGATGTTGTACAATACATCCCTGCATCTGGTAGCACACTAGGTGGCACAACAGGTCAATCTTTATATTATATCTTAAATGCTGAGGCAACATTCTTTGAAATAGGTGCTGTCCCAACTCATGATGGTAGATTTAGAGCATTAGAATTTGACGATACTGCAGCATCATCTCATATCTTCCAAGTCCTTGTAAGATCTGGTATCAATAGAGCAACAACAACTTACGGTGATCCTAATGTAGAGACTCCATACTCAGGTGGATTCCTTGATGCTGATGTCCTTTACGGCACACAATCTGATGTATTTTCTGAGATTGGATCACAGTCCTTTAACGAAGCATCTGTCAGAGAAACATTCTTATATGTTAAACTTGGCAACCCATCAGATCCTGGCGTTTCTAAATTCACTAACGGTGAAAATGTATTCAAGTCTGGTGATGCAACTGCTGTAGGTAAGATATTACAGCAAAACTACAACACTGGTAACACAGAAATTATCCTAAGAGTTGTAGATAAGACAGGACCTAACTGGGCAGTTGGAGATACTCTTGTTGGACTAGACAGCTCAACAACTGCAGACATTACTGCTATAACAGATCGTCTACTCCTTAACGTTGATCTTGGTGCATATGCTGTTGGAGATAAGATCTTCAAGAAGGCAGATAACACTGAGGCAGATATCGTATTCTACGATAATAAGTCAGGTGCAATTATCGGTAACGATGGTGGTCGTGTTGTTATGGATGTTGAGACCATTCAATCTGGATGGGAGACTGGTGACATCATCTATGGTAGTCTTACTGACTATATCTTAGATGTTAAGGGTATATACCAACCAGGTGGAGTTGCAGAAGTAAATGATATTATTCACGGCACAGAGGTTATAGAATTAGATCTTGGATCTACATTTATTGAGGCAGGTCTTGCTGCTACATTTGAAGTTGGTGATGAAGTTAATATGCTTATAGGTACTGTTATTAAGAATCCTGGTTTAACAGCGGTCGTAACTAAGTATCAAGCTCCTAATAACAATGTAAGTCCTGTAATACCACATAAGATGTGGATTGGTAATGTCCAACCTGTAGGCACAGGTGCAGCTGTGAGTGAGTTAACAAACTCAGGTATATTCATTGGTAAGTTTGATATAGGCACAAACTTCCCTGTTATCTACTCCAATGTAACTAACGTAACTCAAAACACATATACTTCTTACGCTAAGATTTCTAAGATTGAGCAGCAAGGTATTACTGCAAGAATATGGGTTGAGCAGGCAGTCGGTGAGTTTTATGACAACATGACTATTAAGGGTGACGATGGATGGTCAGCTGCTGTATCTGATGCAAGGACATTGGTTGGACGTGTTGATCGTTACTTCAGAGGATTTGACGGTGTGCAGCAAAACTTCTCACTATCTGTTGAGAATGGACAAGCATACTTCCCAGATCCTGCAGGACACATGCTCATCTTCGTTAATGGTATTCTACAACCACCAGGTGCTATTAATGCATACACTGCATTCTCTGACAAGATACAGTTTACAGAGCCACCTGAGATTGGATCTGAGTTTATTGGATACTACGTTGGTAAACTAAGACAACTTGATGATATTGGATTTGAATTTGATTCACTAAGATCTTCCTTTAACTTAAAGTTAGATGGAATCTTCTACTCATTAACATTGACAGAAGGTGTTTCATCTGCAACGATCTTACCAGAAAACAACATACTCGTATCACTCAATGGTATCATACAGGAGCCAGGTGTGTCATATGAGATTGTTGGATCTAGGATAATCTTTGCTGAAGTCCCAAGAGCAGGAGCAACATTCGTTGGATTCTCTTACATTGGATCTGATGCTGACGTTATATCTGCAACTGTTGTCCCACCGATTGAGGCAGGTGACCAATTAGACATCGAGGGTGAAGAATTCCCAAGAGAAGTTGCTCTAATTGAATCTTCTAACTCCTTGATTACATTTGAATATACAGGATCAGTTAAGGGTAGAAACGCAGAGGCACTTGCAAATATTACTAGTGGACAAATTATTTCTGCTACTGTAACCAATCCTGGCGATGGTTATACATCTAAACCTAACGTTGAGATTATCTCCTCTACTGGTTTCGATGGTCGTTTGGTGCCTATGATGGGTATCCAAAGGATCGACGTAAAAGCACCTGGTGGTGGATATTCACTACCTATAGTTGCTGCACTTACAACTGTTGAGGATGACTTTGTTACACCTACAGGATCACCTGTAAATAATGGATTTGACATCTACGCAGGTGAGGGTATTGATCAACAGGGTAATCCAATCGTTGTTGATCCTGGTTTAATTAGAATCAATATCAACCCAGTTAACGTGACTGTTAACCAAGGTCAAACTGCAACATTCACCGTGGTTGCTGACTTTGTAAGGGCATCCGATGGTCAACTAAATACTACTACACTTAACTATCAGTGGCAGAAGAAAGACTATGGCACAACTGTCTGGTCTAACATTATTGGTGGAAACCAAGCAGCATATCCTACTAACTTTACCACACAACAAGATGATGGTGATGAATACAGAGTAGCGATAACTGCAGCGGGAGCAACACCTGTTTACTCCTTCTCCGCTATCCTATCTGTCCAGATCGGATCCACGGTGATCTCTAACTTCACTCCTGATCAAATCTTCGACGACGCATGACCGCTACAGCAACATACACGTCAGCAACTAAACAACTTGCCGTAACTGGTGATGGTCTACCTGATCCAGTAAGTTATGGCACGTTTCCTAATCTGAATAATCCTAATGCGGTTACAGAGCAGGCATTTGCACATACGTTTAGATATCGTGGTGGTGAGTTTGGTGTTGAGAGGACATTTGATGATAACACATACTTCCAAAGTGGATTTGTTATCTCTGTAAATATATCAGTTAATGACAATGCTTTATTTGCTGCCCAAACTATTGCTCCTGGCGATCATCTTTTCTTTATCTTTTCTGACGGTAGGAAACAACGATTTATATTTAGAGGGACAACATTTACGTCCATTGCAGGGGAATGCTGGCTCGCCACAGACCAAAGATTAGATCTTATTGTTGCAGATTCACAAACAATACCAACAGGCACATACACATATTATGATCAAAGAAATGGACGTATAGAAACTCCTCTTGGTGCTATAGGTATTGCTGCAAATGGAGTTGTATTCTATAATCCTAGTGCAGGTGCAGGTGGTAACCCTCCTGTAGGATTTCAATGGAATGCACATTATCCTAATTCACCTGTAGATTTTGGTGAAGATTCTTGTGGTGGACACCCAGAATCAACAGGACAATATCATTATCATGATACTCATTTTATAGATTGTTGGAAGCAGAATTCTGCTATGGCAAACTATAATGACTACTATGGTAGTAGTCAGTTTAATGGTGACAATATGCGTCACCCTGATGGTCATAGTAAAATCTTAGGATATTGCTTTGACGGATTTCCAGTATACGGACCTTTTGGATATGACGTGCCGTTTACTGCATCACAAACAACTCGTTTTATGTCCTCGAGTTATAGGACAAGAAATATTGAAATAGCAGGAAGACCTGATTATGGCACTACTGCACAAAACCCTCCTGCAGGATCTTTAGTGCAGGACTGGGAATATATTGATGGTCTAGGTGATTTAGATTTTCACAATGGTAGATACTGTGTAACCCCAGAATTTCCAAATGGGACTTATGCATATTTTATATCTATTGACTCTGTAGGAGAAGCAGCATTCCCATATATGGTTGGGAATATGACTAGAGAGAGTATAAATCAACCTGCAAACAATGGAGCAGCAGCACCTCCTGCACAAGAAGGTGGAGACGGTGGAGCACCTCCTGTTACACCTACGCTGCAAATTACTGCACAACCTCAAAGTGCTACAGCATCTGTCAATACAACTGTTACCTTTACAGTCCAAGCAAATGTTTCTCCTATACCAGGACCTATTTCATATCAATGGTATAGATCAACTGATGATGGATTTGCATATGCACAAGTTACTGGTGCAACAAGCAACTCACTATCATTTACTGCGTTGGGATACATGTCCAACTACAAGTATAAAGTTGAATTACGAGGACCTGCACCCGCTAATAATGCAAGTAACTCACCACTAATGTCTAACGTTGCAACGTTATCTGTATCAGGAATAGGTGGTGGACAAGGCGATACTGACTTCTCATCTACCGCAGTGAAGTATGACACCACGTCAGTTACATACGATGCAACCTAAATAACACTGTAGAAAACTACCTACCATGGCTAAGCAAAATCTAAATGTTGGATCAGCTGCGAATGACGGCACAGGTGATACCCTGAGAGATGGTGCTATCAAATTAAATAGCGTCATTGATGAGTTATATACTAACCTAGGAAATGATACCAACTTACAAGTTAATATCGGAGCACCTGTCAATGATCAAGTGTTGCGATGGACTGGCACTGCGTTTACAGAATCACACTTCGATTCTCTAAGTGCAGACCTTAATGTTAAAGCATTTAAAATTATTTCTGAGAGTGCAGGCAATATTGTTATTGAGCCAGATACAACAGGAGATATTGAATTTAAGGCAGGTAGTCAAGGTAGTAGAAAGGCATATGTAGATGGTGCAGATGGATATTTTAAATGGACGGCTCCTTATGCATTATTAAGCGATCTTCCTGATGTTACTGCACATCAAGGTATGCTTGGATATGTAAATGGCACAGGAAAAGCATATGTTGCACACAGCAGTTGGACACAACTTCTCGATGCCACTGATGGTATTTCTATACTAACTGACGTAGATACTACAGTAAATGGAGGACCTTCTGACGGTCAAGTATTGAAATGGAATGGCACATCTTCAAAATGGGAGCCTGCTAATGATGAAACAGCAACAGGTGGCGGTGGCACAACACAAAACCTATTTGAAACATTTACAGGTGATACTGGCACAACAACAGCGTCTGCTGCAAATGACACATTTAATATTGTAGGTGGCACAAACATCTCCACTGCATTGGTAGGAGATACACTTACAGTTACTATGACAGGTGCACTTGGTGATCCTGACCAGAATTTGTTTGAAACATTTGGTGCTGATAATGGCACTACAACTGCTACAGTAACTACAGACACCCTTAACTTCTTAGGTGGCACTGGTATTAGCACTAACCTCAACGCAGGTGCTATTACTATAACAAACGATTCACCTAACATTGTGCAGAATGTATTACAATCTGTATCAGGTGATAGTGGAAGTTATACTGCTGTTGCAAGTAACTCTGGATTTACTATTGCAGGTGGCACAGGTATCACAACTGCTGTTTCAAGTAACACTCTTACAATTACAAACACTGCATCATTCCCTTCAGCAAGTGAGAATGATAACTTAGTCTATGATGGATCAGCATGGATTGCGAGCGAATCTCCAACTATTAGTTTCATAATCACTAGTAATGCAACAGCTGGTTATAGATTTGATGGTGGTGGTTTACCAACTGGATCTGACAATCCTACAATATATGTCTATAGAGGATTTACTTATAGATTTAATAACACAACAGGAGGATCACATCCATTTGAAATTAATGTATCTCAAAATGGATCTGCAGTCAGTGGTGTTAGTGGATCTCAATCAGGAGTCCAATTCTGGACAGTGCCACAAACATTGAGTGCAGGCACAACTTACAAGTATCAGTGTGGTATTCCATCACACGTCAACATGATAGGTGACATAGTAGTAGTATGACACGTACAGTTCCTGGCTCTGGTGCAATTATTAGACCCGAATTCAACAGTGTGTTTGGAGTCAGGGCGATTTTTGTCGAAAGTGGTGGGGACGGATATGATGCTAATGACCCTCCAAAACTGACTATACAGAATGCAGGGACACCTCTAAGAGAGGCAGTTTTAAGACCTATAATCCAAGACAATAGAATACTTGCTGTTGAGATCTTAGATCCTGGCGAAGGATATGACCCTCTACGTTTAAAGATCGAATCAACAGATCCAGGTAATCTTGGTGCACGAGGCAAAGTTTTTTTGAATGCAACTGGTGGAATAGACTATATCCAGATGACAACTCTGGGTGATAATTATTTTGACGGCACTAGTGCTGTTATTGAAGGTGGCGGTGGCTCTGGATCAGAATTAGTCCCTGTTACTGGTGGTGTGACAGGTCTGGTTATTACCCGAGAAGGTAGAAACTATGACCTCAATGATGCTAACGTTGTTATATCTGGTGGTGGCGGTGGAGATGGTGCTACAGGTACAGTTACACCCAACCAGTTTGGTAAGGTTACATCAATTACCCTAACTAACCAAGGTGAATTTTTTGAGACTGCACCTATTGTGCAGATTATTGGTGGAGGTGGTAGAGGAGCAGCAGCAAGTGCTGATATTGACTTGGGTGCCATTACTAGTATAGATCTATCTAACCAAGGTAATGGGTATACTAATAGTCCTAAAGTTATATTTGCTAGAGATACCAATCTCATTCGTAGGCAGAGGAATAGACAATCTCTTAATAGTGTCGTTTATAATCTTACTGGTCTCATTTCAAATGTGGCACCAAGTGATAGCACCATTAATGTCGAGACTACTGCAGCGTATCCAGGCTCAGGTAAATTCTTGGTCGGGAAAGAAATCGTTAGATATACAGGTAAAACTGCAACCTCCTTTACTGGACTCGACAGGGGTGTCAACTTTAGATTTGACCAAAAGGTTACTCTTGACAACTTGCAAGACGATGCTCAAGGAGTTTCTCAATATTCGTTTGCGGTTACCGACCAAGTAAAACGTTTTGTTGCTAGTGCGACAAGTAGGGTTGCTATTGTATACGATTGGGATCCTATTGCTCATGAGTTATATCTCACATTTGAGGTTGACGAATTAGCATTTATTGATGGTGGTAACTCTGCTGACAAGACTGCATCTATACAGTTTGTTGGTGGTAGTGCACAATCTAGTGGCACAGGTGTATCACCACACGTTATTATAGACAGTCCAGGTAACGATATTGTTACTTTTACTGATCCGTTATCAGCAATCTTAAACAAAGCGTTTGAAGATGATGATGAATTAGACGGAGTTGGTGACGGTATTATCGATCTAGTAAATACTGGCACAGAATATGAGAATGATACAAACCTAGATGGTGGTATAGCATCATCTAAATATGGTATTGAG